TAGGATTGGGGAGAGATTCTTTAATCCTCTTTTGGGTTCTAAGGTTGAAAATTATTTCTTTGAACTTGCTGATATTGGACTTGAAGAACCAATTAAGGATGAAATTAGAACTGTAATTAATAACTTTGAACCTAGGGTGAGACTGAGAAGTGTTGATGTTTCACTTTTTCTAGAAGAGAATGCCATGGATGTGAGTATTGTTTATGATATTGTTGGATTAAGTGCACCACAACAAGCAATAAATTTTGTATTACAACCAACCAGATACTAATGGCATTTACACAGTTTACTAATCTAGACTTTGATCAGATTAGAGCATCAATTAAAGACTATCTAAGAGCAAATTCAACCTTCAGTGACTTTGATTTTGAAGGTTCAAACTTTGCTATTTTAATTGATGTACTTGCCTACAATACCTATATTACTGCATTTAATACAAACATGGTGGTCAATGAGACTTTCATTGACAGTGCAACTCTTAGAGAGAATGTAGTTTCTCTTGCAAGGAATGTTGGGTATGTTCCATTATCAAGAAGAGCAGCAAAAGCAAAAGTATCATTTATAGTTTCAAACCTTAATGTTCAGTACAAAACTGTTACCTTAAAGAAAGGAATTGTTTGCACTGGAAACTTAGACAACACAAGTTATATCTTTTCAATACCAGAAGACATTACTGTTGGGATATCTCAAGGGGAGGCAAGTTTTTCTGATATAGAGGTATATGAAGGAACTCTATTAACAAAAACATTTACTGTAGATAATTCTCAACCAAATCAAAAATATATTTTACCAAACCCATTCATAGATACATCTACAATTAGAGCATTTGTAAAAGATACTTCAGAATCATCAACATCCCAAGAATTTATTGCAGTTGACAATATTTTAGACATAAATTCAAATTCTCCAATCTTTTTGATTCAAGAAATCTCAGATGAAAAATATGAGATATTCTTTGGAGATGGAATTTTTGGAAAGAAGTTGCAAAATAACAATCAAATAACAGTTAGTTATATTACAACTAACGGAAAGCAGGGAAATGGTGCTAGTGATTTTGTTTTCTCTGGAACTGTACTTTCCGACACTGGAGTTGATCTTGGAACCCAAGTTGGAACTCTTATTACACTAGATGCTGCAAATAATGGAGATAATATTCAATCTGTAGAGTCAATTAGATATTATGCCCCAAGACTGTACTCAACTCAATATAGAGCAGTAACTGCATCTGATTATGAGGCATTATTGCCATCAATTTATCCAAATATAGAATCTGTTACTGCATATGGTGGAGAAGAATTGACTCCACCTCAGTATGGTAGGGTTTTTATTGCAGCAAAACCAAAAAATTCAGACTATCTATCAGAACAAACAAAGGAAAGCATATTAAACTCTCTTAAGAAATATACAATAGCAGGAATTGAACCTAGATTTGTTGATATTAATGTTCTTTATGTTGAATTAGATTCAACAATTTACTACAATTCAAACTTTAATGGTGCTCCAAATGATCTGAAGACTCAGGTTTCAGGTTCTTTGCAAAAATATGCAGATTCTACAGATTTGAATAAATTTGGAGGAAGATTTAAGTATAGTAAATCCCTTAGAATTATTGATTCAACAAATACCTCAATAACATCCAATATAACAAAGGTAAAAATTAGAAGAAATGTTGGAGTTAATTTAAATGAACCAACTCAGTATATAATTTGTTATGAAAACAGATTCTTTGTTTCTCCACTAGGATATAATGTAAGAAGTTCTGGATTCTTCATCAAAGATTTATCTAGAAAAGTTTATATTGGAGATGTTCCAGATAAAGACTTAAAAACTGGAAGATTATATCTATTTTCAATAGATGGTGAGACTGAAACTACAGAAGACCAAGACATAGGAACTGTTGATTATCTAACTGGTGAAATCAATATAGATAATATAAATGTATCCTCTACTTCTCTTCCAAATAACATCATTGAGATAGAAGCAACTCCATATTCTAATGATGTAGTTGCCAAAAAGTCAATTTACTTAAAATTGGATGTTGGTAAGAGTAAACTAAGTATGGTGAAAGACATTATTTCTTCTGGTGAAAATTCTTCAGGAAGTAGATTTGAACCAGAATCAAGCCACTCTATTGGAACTAAGATAAGAAGTTAAGATGGTAGAAAATCAAAAGCTAGTAAAAATTAGTGATATTGTAGAGAATCAGATCCCTGAATTTATTTTAGAGGATAATCCAAATTTTGTAGAATTTCTAAAGCAATATTATCATTCTCAAGAATTTCAGGGAGGAGTGACAAATATTGCTGAAAATCTATTTACTTACAAAAATTCTTCAGCATTTAATTCTACCAATCTAATAGTTAATACAACTCTTACCTCTGATATTGAATTTTTTGATGATGTAATCTATGTTGAATCAACAAAGGGTTGGCCAGAGTCCTATGGATTACTTAAGGTTAATGATGAAATTATAACTTATACTGGAATTACCACCAACTCATTCACTGGATGTGTGAGGGGATTTAGTGCCATAGATTCCTTTGAAGAGCAATCCAATACAGAATTTTTAGTCTTTAGTTCTACAGAGTCCAGCAGTCACTCATCTGGAGATTCTGTAAAGAACCTAAGCAATTTATTCCTTGTAGAATTTTTTAAAAAACAAAAATATCTTTACACTCCAGGATTTGAAGAAGTTGATTTTGCAACTGGCATTAATGCCCAAAACTTTGTAAGTAAAGCAAAAGCATTTTATCAGTCTAAGGGAACTGATGAAGCTTACAAAATTTTGTTTAAGGTTCTATGGGATGAGAATGTTCAAGTAATAAGACCAAAAGATTACTTGTTTACTACATCAGATGATAGTTGGATTGTAACTGAAACTTTTGTTTGTGATTTAATATCTGGGGATCCATTTAAAATCGCAGGACAAACTTTATATCAAGATTATGATTCATACAATGAGAATATTTTTCCTGCTAACGGGTCAGTATACTCTGTAGACTCTTTCTTATTGGACGATAAAACATACTATAAGATTAGAATCTTTTCAGGAGCTTCAAATAATTTAAATCCAAAAGGATCTATTTCTGGAAAGTTTTTACCAACATACAAAACTAAAGTAGTTGAAAGTGTTTTAGCTGGACAAAAAACTATTTTTGTAGATTCTACAGTCGGATTTCCCAAATCAGGAATTCTTTATGTTGGAGAATACACTTACACATATACAGATAAAACCAACAATCAATTTTTAAATGTATCTACATCTGGATCAAATTTAATAACAGAGAATATAGATCTTGGATTGGATGTTTATTCAACTAATTTTGTATATTCTTATGAAGATGGGGATCCAAACAAAAGGGTAGAACTTAGAGTAAACAATTTACTATCATCTATAGAATCCAAAACAACTCTGTTTGCAAAAAATAATGATCCTATTAAATTAACTAATATTGGAAACATTGAAAATAATATTTTTGTAAAATCACTAAAATTCAATTTACCAATATCAGTTTATTCTGGTAAAGCAGTATCTTCTCTTACACCAGAAATTAGATCTTCTTTTGGTCAAGGATTTGCAATCACAAATGGACTTTCTTTATCAAAATATGAGCATAAATTAGTCAATGGAGATTTGGTAGACTTATTTGTTAAACAGCAGGGAAGATATCAACTATATTTGCCAAATTTACAGGCATCAGTGTCACTTTCCAAAGAATTTAGTACACAGCAAATAAATGATTCTACAATTTTAAATAAAGATATTTTATTCAGAAGAAAGCTAGCAAAAACAAAAGCAATACCATTTACAAAATTATATGATAGGATTAATAATAAGTACACTGCAAATATTCAAGATGCTTATTCTGATGACAATTATAATTACATCACATCAAATGGACTTCCAGATTATGAAGTAAATCCATATATTAAAGAATTTACATTTACTACATCACTAAGTAATGATGCTAGACTAGTAGGATCTCATAATTTTTATACTGGGGAGTCTGTAAAAATTGTTGGATATGCTTCTAGTGGAACATTTTCTAATCTAGTTGGATTTAATACTGGAGACACATATTATGTCTATAGGGATGGTCCATCAAAAATTAGATTATCAGAAACTAGATCTAATGTTGGAATAACCTCAATAAATTTACTAGAATTTGATGCCAACAATCAAATTTCAGGTTATTTGTATGACATTGTGATTGCATCATCTCCTCTCTATGGAAATGATTTTTCATCAACAAAAACTTTTAAAAAAATACCCAAAAAACCAAAATTTGAAAAATTTAAAGTAAAAACACAACCAGGACCAATTGGAATATTTGCTAATGGTGTTGAAATTCAAAGTTATAAGTCTTTTGATAGAATTTTCTATGGAAAAATAGAATCTATTGATGTTTTAAACTCTGGAGAAAATTATAGTTTAACCAATCCACCTAGATTTAGAATTTTTAATTCCCAAAACGACGAAGACCTTCAGACATTTATTATTCCAGAAATGGAAGGATCTTTAGTTGGAGTTTCCATTAGAAATTCTGGGTATGATTATGAGGATACTCCAACAGTTACTATTACTGGTGGAAATAGAACTGATGTGAAGACAACTGTTAAAATGAGATCAATTTTTAAGGAAATTGAATTCAATGCTACAACTAGAGCAACAGTAGTTAGAACCGTAGATAATGATTTTCAATTCAATACTCAGCATGGATTCAATGAGGGAGAAGCAGTTGTTTATCAAACTAATGATACATTTCCAATTGGAATTGGAACTATCATTTCTGATGGAACACTTTTAGATCAATCCATTTATTATGTTTGTAATATTGGGGCAGGAACTTCTTTTAGATTAGCAAATACTAGAGAAGATGCATTATCAAAGTCAAATTTAATCAACTTAAGGACTACTGGTGGAGGAGTGCAAAAATTTAGATCTGTAGATAAAATTAAAATTATAGATGAAGTGAGTTTTGTTGGAATAGAAAGTGGATTTAAATACAAAAAATTATCATTTGCCCCAGAAAATATCAATATATTTGATAATACATTTTCTTTTGAAAATCACCAATATCAGACTGATGAAGAAGTTATAGTTACTGCTGAAGGAACTTATTTGTCTGGGGCAGTTGAAAATAAAATTTATTATGTAGATAAAATTGATGATAATACATTTAGACTATTTGAGGATAAAGATAGAACAAATCTTCTTAATATAACTTCTACAGACTTTTCTAGTACTTATTTTGTACAATATCCACCAATAGAAGTTAGGATTGATGGTAGATTTAAAAGAAGATCATCATCAGTAGTTGGATATGGGGCAACTATTGTTCCCATAGTTCAAGGATATGTCAAAAGTGCTCATATTCAAAGGGGTTTGGCAAGACCAGCTAGAACAACTTTAGGATCTAAGGATATAGTAAATTATGAAAAGAAACCCCTAATTACAATTTTAGAGGGATC